AGTTTGCCTGTGCCTGGTGTGGTCACTGGGTAGTAGGGGTACTTACGGGGCATTTGGGGGGTCTTTCGGTTTGTCTTTGAGGCCGTTGCCTGCGAGTACACCGATGAGGCCACCGGCGAGGGTCATGAGCATGGGTGAGAGGACTGCCCATGCTTCGGCATCGTTTGGTGCTTGGTCGAGTGGTTGAGTGACGAACAGCAGGCCGTAGATCAGTGATGCAATGGCCATGACGAATGAGAGCGTAAGTCCAGCTGCAACGAACAGGATTATGCGTGCTTTGATTTCTTCGTTTGTCATTCTTTCTTTAGGCACAGCGTCCACCTCCTATTTGTGTTTGTGTCCCTATGGTTTCGGGGGCTTTGTTTTTGATGCGTTCGCAGTTCACTCTTGTACGGTCTGCACAGGCTGTGAGGGTGATGGCGAGCAGGCTAATCAGGGCTAGGCGTTTCATCGGTGCTTGGTGTTTGTGGAATGGTTTCGGGTGCTTCTTCTGTGTCTGTCTCACTTATGACTAGCGAGCCACTTGACCAGTCGTGGACGGTTTGTTTTGGTGTTGTCATTATTTAGTTCCTGTATCCGTAAATCTTGTAGGAGCCTGTCATTGCGCCACCGTCAGGGTAAATGTTGAGTCCTGTTGCGATGGTCGCTGTGTTTTCCATGTTTGTGTTCCATTGGACATACATGTAGTTTCCACCACCACCTGTGCGCTTGGTCATTCCTGTTCCGTTTAGCCCTGTTGGCTGGGCAACTGTGGCAAAAGTAATGTCGGCATTGAAAAATGATTGGAAGCCTAGGTTGTAGTTGTAAGCGAGGTTTATCCATGCGCTTTGATTTAGAGAACCACTAGCAACCACGCTTCCCGAATAATTTTCTAATGTTTGAGTGTCATAAGTAAGAGTGCTAATTAGTCCTCCTGAATTTCGTAATCTAATGTTCAAGTATCCACCTGCTGTGGCCTGCGTCCATGACATGACGATTTTGTAGTGAGGGTAATCCGTTGTAAAAACATTAGAAAGCACTAACGGCGATGCTGCTGTGATGCTTGTAAAAGAAGCAGAAGCAACTTCCCAAAGCCCGACGGCGTTCATTTGCGCTGCTGTAAGCACTTGGCCTGTTGTGAAATCTGGTGGTGTAGCCATGTTTAGTATCCTAATCTGTTGTTGTCGAGCGTGCCACGAGTCAAATCGTCAAGCAGCAAATAAGCGTTCAGGTCTGCACCCGAAAGATAAAAAGTGAACCGAGCACCGGCAGGGGTGGCCGACATAGTGACACCCTCAATCACACAAACAAACGTAGTGCCACGAAAAACAACCTCAGTCTGAACACCCACTGTGCCAGCAAAAGTCTGTGTAAAACCAGCAAAATTGTCTAGCAACATTGCACCAGTCTGAGCCTCAGCCAAACACGAAACAGAACTAATTGCAAACTTAGGTGTCTGATAGTTACCCAACAGATAATTGGCAAAGTCCAACGCCTGCCCAGTAGTCGGATTATTAGTGTTCACCTGATAAGTACGAAACGGCGCAGTCTCGCCCACCTTTGTCACAGTCTGAGTAGCAAGACCGTCAGGTGCTACAGAAACCTGAGTCCAGTAGTTATCGGCAAGACTGTCAAACGTTATCTGGTCGTATTTTTGAGAAATGTTGAGAGGGTCAGGTGTGCCATCTGTGAAATAGTTTTGAGTGCCAGTCAAAGTAAATGGGTCAACAATAAAAACATCGTAAAGCGCCGAGGCAATGCCGTCCCACATACGAGCATTATTAGATAAAGCAGTTTTGGCTAGCCAATCAGCCCAAGTTCCTGAAATGGTTTGTGCAGCTCCTGTGCGTGACGCTTGGCCATTCCAAAACATAGGGACACCAGATTGAGTTGATGCAGCCGTGAACTGGTTAGTCAATGTGTCTGCAGCCATTGAATAGTTGTTTCCTGTCATACGACCCAAGTCAGCAAAAAAGCCTTCGCAGGAAATAGTTAGGAAGTCAGCAGGGCCTACACCAGCCGAATAGGGGATGCCATACTCGACGACAACATTAGAGATTTTCCCTACCCACAAAACATAGGGACTCGGATTTGTGTCGTTTTCAATCTTTATGTATGTGCCTGCTTTGAGAGCCGTGATCGGTGAAGCAAATCCTGTTGGATACCTAACAACTACCTGCCCTGTTGAGGCTCTGATTTGGTCTAGTTGAGCCTGAATGCCTACTGACAAGTTGATGTTTTGAACATTGGTTAGTGCAGTGAACGTTACATTGTCAGCCGAATAGGAAACTTTGTATTCTTGCAAGCCCAAAGCCATTAGAAAATGTTGCTTACTCGAATAGGGATAGAACCGTTTTGCCTCATGTAGGTGCGTAGTGCCTGCACCACAGCCTGTGGGTCGCCACCGTTGACGTTGATGTTGACAGTTGTGCCACCACCCATGCCAAACTCGCCCATGCGATCTAATGGAATCACAGCCTCTGGGCCACGGCCTTCACCAATCATCGCCAGCGTCGGGCCAGTGACGATGCCACCTGCAGCCAACATCGGGATGTCGGGCATAGAAAAACCTTTGCCACCGATACCGGGAACCCACGACGGCACAGTGAAAGAGAATTTGCCGATGGTGTTGTTCCAGACTGAGGCAATGCCGTTGAAGATGGTTTTGAACACTGTGAGCATCAGGTTGAACTGTGGAATGACAACGTTAGTAATCCACCATTTGATAGCGCCAAATACGCCGTCGACAATTTTTCGGAATCCTTCAAACTTTGTGTAGGCAATGGCAAGACCAGCAATTAGCAGACCAACGCCGATGACGATTAGCCCAATTGGGTTTAGTGCCATGGCAATGTTGATGGCAACAATTGACGCTGCAATTGCTGCTAGAGCGCCAGCAATAATCATGAATGTTTGTGGGTTGTCTTGTGCCCAACTAGCAAACTTTTGAAGGTATGGCAACAACTTTTCGACGGCTGGCAATAACGCTGCACCAATAGATTCTTTTGTTTCGTCAAAACCAAGTTTCAGTCGAGCAAATTTGCCTGCCGTGGTTTCGGCTGCTTCTGCAGCTGCGCCTCCAGTGGTCTGGGCAAGTGCATACATGACGTCTTCAAAGGATGCGCCATCTTCAATCATTTGCCTGTATTCAGGCGCAAGTTTCTGAAGTGCTGTGAGGTTGCCTCCATAGGCTTTTTCTAACGCCCCTACAACAGTCTCCAATGGTTTGCCGGTGGCTGTGGCAATGTCCATAGCCTGTTTAGCCAAGTTCTGAGCCTCAGTGACTGAACCAGTTGCTTTTGCAAGCCTGCCAAACGCTGGCCTCAATTTGTCATCTGAAAAACCCAGCAACTTTCCTTGCTCAGTAATCCAATCTTCAACACTGGCAATCTGGTCGTCATTTGCACCAGTGGTCTTTTTTAGGCTGTTAGCAAGCAAGTCTTGGGCTGCAGCGTCTTCAATAGCGCCTGACACTGCGTCGCCTAAAACGACGGCTAAACCAGCCAAGGCTGCAGCTGCAGGGACGGCTGCTTTCTTGATGGCGAACTGCGCCTTTTTTCCTGCGCCCTCCAAATTTCGGAATTCCGAAATGGCCTTGGAAACTCCACCTCCGTCGAAGGTGCTTATGATTGGTATAGCAAGAGCCATTAGTTCAGTTCCTTTTGGACTCGTTGAATGGCATCCATTGAGAGGCGCTGTAAGCCCTTTTCAATCTCGCCACGCTTCCTAAATACAGAAGGCCCAAGAACTCTCGTCTGGTTGGGTTTGAGTGGCCCTAGAGAGTCTCCCAGTGTGTTGGGGTTGCTACGCCCTGCAGCCTCGAACACGGCAGCGCCAACGTAGGTCTGTGTGATGTAAAGCAGGCTGACTGCTTCCCTTGCAGCGTCCACTTTCAACTTGACTCCAGACTGTGCTTTTGCCACCGAGAACGGAAAGATTTTGCGTCCTGATTTGTCTGTCCAGTTTCGGGCCATACCCGACAAAGGAATCTTGGCATAGCCCTTTTGCACTTCCTGAATAGCAGGTTGGGCGATTTCGTTGGCGTTCTTGGTGAACTCTTTACGAAGCCCCGGCTCAACCTTGTTCAGGGAACGGATGGTTTCTTTCAGACCTGCTATTTCTATGGAGGCTGATGCTGTCATTTCCGTTGTGCTTTCTGCTGGTTGTTCAGAATCTCAATGACTGTCGTTAGATCGTCAATCTCGAATTCTATTTGTGGGGGGTAAAACCCTGTTGCAACAAGTACCTCTGCTAAGGCTCTTCGGTAACTGTTGCTTCGGTGGCTTTTGGGTCTTCTTGACCAACTACTTCGACGGCATTGACTTTCTTGATGTATTCGTCAAATGAAACTGGAACTGGAATGTTGTTTTGTTTGCAGCATTCATAGGCCATGAACGCAAGGTCTTCAATGCCGATGCCGTTAGCGAGCGTTGAGGCTTTTTGTTTGAACTTGCGTTCCCAAGCGACAATGACGAACAGATTGGTTTCTAGTTCGTATGGTTCGCCTTCGTTGGGCGTGATGCGTAGTTGGATTTTCATTGTTTCCCTCGTTCCTTAGATCAGGTAATGTCTCGTGCCCATGTGCCACCAGTGAAGGTAGCCGTGACGGTTGCGAGTTCACCAACGGTTGAGTTGATTGGTGTGAAGTTTTCCATCATTGCGTTTGTAATGGTGTACTCAGGGTTAGACGCCGATTCGGTCGTTCCAGATGGGCTGATGACAAGTGTGGTGTTGCCTTGACCGACCATTGCTGCAAGTGCTGTTTCAACTTCTGACGTTGCGCCTGAGCCACCGTAAGACAAGAAGAAGTCAATTGAAACTTCAACGCTCTGAAGGCCACCAACAAAGCGATGACCAGTGTCACCGAATGCTGTTGATTCAAGCGAGTCCTGACCAATGGTGATTGTGCAAGCGTTTGCCTGATCACTCAAGTCGTAAGTAGTTGCGCCCTGCGTGATGTTGATCGTTGCATTGCTAAGGAATGTTGTTGTTGCCATTTCTGACCTTTCTAGTTTCGTTTGACTGCGATAGCCACAGTCAAATCGTATGTTGGGATGTCTTGCCCACCGTAAGAAGCGTTGCCCGGTCGGGCGTCAACTACGGCAATGGAAGAGTTCATGATTGTGTCAACCGTTGTCATCAAGTAATCACCTGAATCTTGGTTGCCAGGAGGAGCTGCAAGTATGCGAACTGGAATGCGAAAATCACCAATGTTGTATGTGTATGACGTCATCACTGGTAATTCAATGAAGACAGACATGGGGCGTGCGTTGCGTGGGTCTGTGACTGGTTTCAAACCCAACGCTGTGAGCGCCGTTTTGATTGCGTTCACTGCGTCAACAAGGATTCCAGATGCAGCCATTACGCCACCTGTGGACGGCCACAACCAATGAGAGACATGATCCGTCCCATGGTTGAGGGGATAGGTATTGAAGACATTGCGTCAAATGAGGCAAACGAATCTGCAGAGCCACGCTCACGGTAAAGAGTTGCTGCATACATGATCGCACCGAGTTTTACATCGGCACCGGGCACTGTCGTCATCGAGTCTGTGTAACCAGCCTCACGACGTTTTCTGAAGCACCAGTTGTTGGTGGCATTGACGCAGACCGTTATGAAGGCCGTGTCGTTAGCAGTAGCCACGTCAATACCTAACCAACTTGTGACATCGGAAGCCTGTATCCACGATACAGACGGTGTGAAGGTCACAGTTCCTGTAGCAACAGAACGCTCTAGGTCACCGTCAGCGTCTCGGAAGAGAAACTGAAACAGTCGAATGACTTCGTTGTCAAACTCAAAGTCGCCTTCGTCTGACTGTCCAATGAATTCGTTGTCTTGCGTTGATAGAACGGTGTGTGTGCCGTTGATGTTATGCCCAGCGCCAGCGATGGTGACAACATCGCCAACTTGAATGCCAGTTTCAACGAAGGTCTGAAGAACCACAACACCGTCTAGGCGTGTGTGAAACGCTAGATCATAACTGGCCATGGTTCTTCAGTTCCTCTAGTAGTTCGTCGGTTTAGACGAAAGCAGCCTTGATGGTCTTGGTTGCGTCAATGACTTTCGAGGCAAAGTAACCACGGAAAGCAATTTGACGTGACAACTGTGAAGGCTGTTCAACGCTGATTGCGCCTTTTTGCTGTTCCCAGTTTTCAATTGCTGTTGGGTCAAGGATTGTCATGCCTGCTGAGGTCAAGTTACGGTCAACGACTACACGAAGTCCGAAAGCGAAACCAGCGTCTCCACCGGGGCTGAGTGAACCAAATGCGTTCATTGGCCCAACCTGTGGGAACAATGGACGGTCTGCAGTGTCGCTGAGTGAACCCATCAACTTCCAGACGTTTGGAGACACAGCAAGGATTGAAGGCAAGTTGCCGTTTGAGCCTGTGAGGATGTCTGCAGCTGCTGTGTACATCCACTCAACCCAATAGGTTGGGTCTGCGATAGATGCGTTCGCAAAGTTGTTGCTGTTGGTTGTACCAGTCTGCAACTCTGAGCAAGCAAGAAGGTCGGTACGGTCTGCATAGACACGAGCCATGTCGTCAAGCAAAGCGCCGAGCACTTCAGGCTGTGACCAGTCCATTGAGGCTTCGCTAATTTCAACGTATCCACCTTGGATTGTCTTGGTGATTTGCACATCGTCAACTTCAAATGCTGATGCTGTGATGGTTGTGTTCTGCGTTGCAGTTCCAATTGTTGAATGGGTGCTTACTACTGGACGAATAAAAACTGCGCCAGATTGAGGCATGGCACGAACGCCAGTTGCGTCAATCAGAGGGCGACGGCCTTGAAAGTTGTTGTAGATAGGAGC